TATTAATGTCCAAGCCCATGAGCTTATCCGCGCTTGCAAGAAGGGATTGCTCCATCTCCACGCTGCCGGGATTGTACGCTGGGGTCGGACCCCATTCGTAGTCGCCCTGACGCATACGGCCAATCTTCTTGCCCGGACCCCAATCTGGCGGGGGCTTGCCAATTGGGTGCATCAGCGGGGGCATCGTAGCCATGCTGTTGCGGTCGGTGCGGCTATCCCGCTCCACCTTCACGCCCCACTGAATGCCGCGAAGCAATTCAGGGACGGTCTGGAGGTCGTAAAGCCGCTTATTGTCCTCGGAGAGCCGGGTGACGATAAACGGGTAGTCCTCGTAGCCGTTCAAAAGCTCAAACTTAGCAAAGCCGGGAATGTCTCCCTTGCCAGTGAACAACGGAGACATAACCGTAAGGTAGATGCCCTGGCTTCCATCCTCCTCGTCAACAAGCCTCTGATAGACGTAAAGAACGTCCACCAAGTCCTCGGCCTGCCATTCTGAGATGTTAGAACGGGTGGTTTGCTCGGCAGGACTTCCCATTGCCCTATCCGTCACCTGCCCACGAAAATGCTCAATGCAGTAGTCCGCCCATTCGCGGTTCCAATTGGACACTTCTACTTTATTGAGAATCTCTTGCACCGTCATCCGCGTCTTGTAGAAGACGTAGGGAGCACGCTGCGGGTCCATGCAATACGGCGGAAACAACACATCGCCATCTGGAGCACAGGTTTTAACGCAGGGACGGTCAATGTCCCGCCGTGTTACCGGAAGCTCGCAAGTGCCCTTAGAACGAAGCTGATTAAGGGCTTTCTTGGCCCGCTTATCCTTCAGGTCGGGGAACACCGACTTAAGCATCTTAGTCACGCCCACGTCGTCAGAGCCGTCTAGGATGGTGGCTGCAAGGCGCGGGTTCGAGGCTGCAATCTCCTCCAAAGACATGCTCTGGAGATACTTGTTCTTCTCGCGGTCCCAGCCAACGTAAGTGATCATCAAACCACGCTCAAAGAGGTAGTTGGATGCCAGCTCCATCTCTTGCTTAAAACGCGGGATGTACGACGCAATCATCCACTTAAGGAAGCTAGAGGTGATTTTGGCTTGCGCCATGTCGCCCACTTCTACTGGATAGGCTCGGATGTTGGCCCTAGCAAGGGACGTAAGGCAAAGCGCAACGTAGGCGTTAATCCGCTCGTTGATAACATGAACCTCGGTATCCGAAGCCCCATCCCACGGAAAGGAGTCAACACCATGCTTACGAAGGTCTTCGCTCTTGCCCGGCCAGTAGTTGCGCCGTTCGTCGTAGGAGCGGCTGCATTGGTTGAAATACTCCGAAAGGTCCGTAACCGTCTGGTCGTAAGCCTTCTTTAAGACCGCAACCTCTGGACCCTTCTCGTTGTAAAACGTCAGGGCTTTCTCTTCGTCACTTTTTTGCATTAGGATGGCGGCGCTTTATCTGGCGAATCATACCATGCCAGAACGATACGGGCATGGCCAACTTATCAGTGAGAACACGTTCCGACATCTCATGACTTCCCCGCCCGCAATGACATTGCAGGATTTCCCAGCCTGCCAACCGGTCGGTTTGCTCGGCAATCCAAATGGGATCAGTGGTGATGTCAGCGGGAGAGTGCTTCATGTCGAAAGGTCGTTCCTTTGATGTCCTGAATTGCTTCTACGGTGAAATACTTGCCCACCAAACGATCTTGCAGCTTGCGCGGAATGGCTACGGGTAGCTTACCGTTGAACGTGTCAATCGTGCAATAGAGCCAGCGGGGATTGGGGGCCGTCTTGATGCCGAATGCCTGATAGCGTTTAGCTACGGTTAACGGGGCTTCCTCGCTCTGGCGGATGAGGTCCGCGCCTTCCTCCGTAAACCATGTGTTCTTGCCTTTCCCCTTGCTGTGCTCAGGACGTAGCACGCGCTCTGCTCGCGCCATCACTTGCTTAATCTCCATTCCCATTTCCTCGGCCAAAGCCGTGCATTTAATCTTCATGTGTTTTCTTAGCACTCCCATGCGCGCCGGGACCAGTAGTTTGCTGAAAGCTTGCCCTCTCCACCCTTGATGCCCGCAGATCGAGCACAATAGCTCTTCTTGTGGGCTGGACTGTCCTTCTTAATGCTCATTTTGGCATCACCAAAGCGCACAATCTTCTCCACGCCATTAGCGCAGGCTTTGACGACGGACTTCTTTCCGCCCTTCATGCTGCGCTGCGGGACATTACATTTCATTTCTTTCTTGTTCATGGTTAGTAGCTTCCTCCTGATTGTCTAGTGGCTCCAAGCCATTTGGGGTCAACGTAACGAATGTCAGCGATGGCAGCGTAACGCACGCAATCCAACGGATCTTTCCACGCTTCGTCCTTCCCGCCGTCTCCCGTGTATTCCTGAATAGCACGGATGATGTTCTCGCAGCGGTCGGAGATGTAAAAACGGGGGCGATTGCTTCCGTCCAAAGGCAGCTTCCGATTGTAGGCCATCTTGTTCTGTAACGCCTGCAAACCGTCCTCAATGTCCAAGCCGGGGGCGGGAACGAAAGCAAGCCCCGCGTCCGCTAGGTCGTCAATGATGCTGGATGCTCCCGTGGCCCCCTGATACTTTGCAGCACCCAAGCGCGGGTCGATCAGACGCTCCATAATGTTCTCCCGGTACTCGGATTCTAGGGTGGTGATAAGGGAGACGTATTGCTGCACGCCTTCAATTTGCCCATCGCGCTTTGCACCCTCTCCAGCGCCCCATTTTCCGTTACGCCATTCCGCCCAATCCCCGTGGCTGGCATCTGGCCATTCCCGATACACCCACCATGTATCTGTGGCATCTACGGCGATCCACGCCATAAACCACTTCTTACGGCCTGCCGGGTCGAGGATCTGGTAGAGAGTGCAGGGGTTTGCGGCGGGGTCTTTCACCCAAGGAATGTCCTCATGCTTCACCACGTTCGTCTCGCGGCTAAAGCAGGGGAACTTGCTTGAGATACTCTTCGTAGGCACGCCATACACGCGGCACAGAATCCACGATTCATCCCCCTTCGCCATTGCCTCCTTAGCCACCCGTTCATAGCCACTAAAGGGGTTATCCTTTGTGTGTAGGTAGATGATGGCTGCATCACGCCCGGCGCACTCCTGGACGTAGGGAAGCGCCCTATCGTTGAGAAGTTCGGCCTTCTTCGTTTCAATGGTTTTTGCGCCGTCCAAGAACTGTCTCACGGTCTCCGAGTAGCCCTCAATCGGGGTGAACGTCAGCAGCATCTTGCTGTTACGGGTGGCAAGGCGGAACGAGAGCGTGTCCACCAACTCAGGCCCGCCAAGGTATTCGTCGCACCACGCGCCTAGATTGACAACGTTGGGCGAGAACGCACCAAGCTCCAATCCCTCCAGAACTGTCTGATTCTGCGTGTATTGCGAATAAGTCTTGAACAGGATGCGGCTCCCGTTAGGGAAGATGAGACTGTTCCCGGCAAAGCCATTCTGCTTCGTGTACGAGATGTACTCGTCCTGTCCCAGCGTCTTTTGCTTATATTCTGACGGAAGCTGGTGGAAGATAGCACTTTGCTGCACAAGCACCGAAAGTTCTGCATTCTGGGCAAAGCAGACGATCAGGCTACCCTCGTTCTGCATCGCGCACTTCACCGTCAAATGCGCCCCTAGCTGGGTCTTGGACGCTCTGTTGCCACCCAGGGCTACCACAGCGTCATGCTTGGAAAGCAACTCCTCGCACCGCTTCCAGTTGTCAAGGATGAAGCCGTAGCGGTAGGGATCACGTTCGCTATTCGCAATTGCCGAATGGTAGAGCGTGTGAAGCTCCACAAGCTGCTTTGGCTCCATTACAGCCATCTCCGCGTCCGTAGGGGGCTGCAAGATGGGATGTTGACGCCAAACAAAGCTCATGCGTTTTGTGGAAGCTCTTCCCCTTCTTCTTCATCCTCTTCGTCCGGGCCATGTTGTAAGAAAAACGGGGTCATTTTTCTTTCATTCGCCGCCACAACACGAAGCCAATCACCAGCAACACGAACACAAGGCCATACGCGGCAGGTTCGGGGGTGGGGTGGATCTTCTTTTTGTACCAATCCGGCGTGTCCATGTGCGTGTTCATTCCTTTGGCGTAACGTCCACTTCAATAGCATTCTGCCTGATTCGCGCCCTTACAGCCTCAATTGCGTTCATAGCATCCTCCAGCGACGCTCCCTTCCTATGCTCCACAATCACCTTGTTTTCCCCTAGGGCCGCAAACGCCTTGTCCTGGGCTATGGCGTAAGGTAGGATGAGATCGCGCAGGTTCATCTTGGCCAGCTCCTCGGGATTGTCGGCTAAACTCTGCATCTTTTGTTTTGCCAGCAGGCGTAAACCTTCCGCCAGCTCAAAGCCATCAGCGGCAAGCTGTTTACGCCGTTCCTCCAAAGGCTTGTCATTCCTAGCCCTTAGCGCGGCAATGGAGGTGAATCCCAGCCCCGTCACCTTAGCCACTTCCTCATACGTCTTTCCCTCTGCCAGCATCTCCAGAGCCAGCGTAGCCTTTACGGGCTCACGCCTCTCAATCGCATTGGGCCTGACATCAGCCGTTGCAACAGCCGTTGCAAGCCCCGGCTTTACCTCCACCCGTCCGTTTACAGGCTCAGAAGCCATTCTATTCCCCAAGCCGCCCCCAACACGGCAAGGAGATAGCCAACAACAATAGCCCCCGCTTCCGCGCCATCAACAAGCAACGTGGCTAGACGCTTCTTATTCATCGGGCAAGCAGAGCAATCATCCCTGCCACAAAACCCACTGCAAAAACAATGGAGCTAACAGCAATCGCATTATCTCCACGCTGCACCCACGAAGCCAGCTTCACATACCAAGGCCGCGCAGCCAGTAGCTTCTCCAACGCCGCCACCTCGTCATCCGAAACATCCCCATTAAGCATATCCTCCAAGGGCGTCAGCCGCTCATTAAGCTCCCGATAGAGCTTGAACAGCCATTCAATGTCCCCATCCACCCGCGTCTGTTTGTATTCCGTGGGGATTGCTTGCGTTTTAAGAGCTTTCTTTGCCATGCAGCCATCTACACCCTCCCCAGCTTGATTTGTCAAGCATTCAGCCTTCTAGCCCTATTAGCCAATTTTTTAAAAGAGAGGGTTGCGCCCACCCCTACAAGACAACCCTTTGCCAATTTTTTTACAGCTCAGGTGGACCAATCCTCATCCTCGTCCCAGACCCGACAGGCGACCCCCTCCCCCCCCCAGGTGGGACCTATTGAGACTGAGAATCAGTTGCGCTATCCATTAGCTATTGGGTAGGTAATGGCGGACCACCATTAGCTGTCGGGTAGCTAACGCGTAGTGCGACTGAGTCCCGAAAGCACCTGCGCACTACTTAGGGACAATCTGTCCTAGTGTACGGACGATCACTAGTGTCCACCTGAACACAGTGACAAAAATGGCACACTACCTGGCGGATGGGTAGCGTGCGGGTAGGGCGGCTCTCTATCGGGCGCGTAGGAGCAAGAGAGGAGGAGCGGATGGGTTAGAAGACTAGGTTGCCCCTAGCTTCCCCTTCCACCTTGGGCTCTGCATCGATGCGGCTCCATTCCCTTGTTCGCTCCCTCTCTCTTCTAGTAGTACTCCCTCTCTTATGTGGTGCAGGGGCGCGGTTTTGGATGAGCCGATTGCCAGCGTGTGCGAAATTTTGATGCATCGCAAACCATTGCGAGCGCAGGCACTTGCAAACTATCTTTCGAGATTGTGCGAATTATCTTGAAGCGGAGCAGTGTGCGTGCATTGTGGGGAGCATGGAACAAAACAACGTTATCAAACACGGGGTCGCGCAAGGCCTCACGTTCGCTGAAATGAGCATCATCATCAAAGCCGCCCGCGACAAGGCGCTTGCGGAGCTGGCAAGCGGGGCGGCCCACATCGTCGACACATCCAAAACCCAAAAGTAAAACCCTTAACCCAACCCTCTGCCCTGCTCCCTCTCACGAGGAGCGGGGT